AAAGTTTTGAGCGATTAACTTAGCCTCGGGCCAAGTATTCAAAACCATTTTACATTGCTCGCTGAATTACAATTTAAATTCAGCAAACACATCATGGAGTTTGTCGCAAAGGCACGTGCCTTTTTGGCTAGGATGTGCCTCTATTTTGTTGGGTTCGTTGTGACCATCACCAACGAACATCTTGTTGCTCTGTTTGGGGCAATTCTCAGGGCCGTGGTAGCGCTCTTTGAGTGCTCCATGAGGGGCGTTCACCATATGGTGGGCGCTTTGCTCCCAGAAGCCCTCAACCCCCCCAACCGGAAAAACGACCTCCTCCGCCAGTATATGGAAGCCAACGAAGCTGAGGAAAGATCACGATCGGCAACGGACATAATCTATGGCACCTCTGAACTTAGAGAGTTGCATATGGATCTTGGTTATCAAGCCGGTTTTCAGCATGCTTCTGAAATGATCATCAGCATGTTGGCCCTTGGTTGCTTGGCGGCATGGTTGTTTAGCAACATGCCCAGCATGAATGGAATCGGCGCTAGGTTGCGAGGCTGCCTTAAGTGGAGACCAACTAAAGCAGTCAGACTGACCGACGTCGATGCAAAGGCCGCTGCATTTGCGACAATATTACCGGAAACAGCTATCCCCGGATCAAACGAACTGTCGATGCCCATGACCAAATCCCAGGTGGTAATGTTCCTTCGTGAAACAGACGCCCAGGGCAAGAACGTGGACACAGTTCTAGGCAATGGAATAAGGTTCACCGCAACCCGGCTGGTATTCCCATCCCATTTGGGGTGCGAGAGTTTCGGCGAGGTGTGGCTCAGTTCCAAGAACGGAGGTGAACCATTTTGCCTTAAGTTAGGGCTTAAAGGGGATTACCAGGCTGTCGCGTTCAGCAATGACATGTCATTTGTTGAACTTCCAACCACCGTGTGGGCCGGACTCGGCGTTAAAGTCGCCACCATTGGTGCGCTCTCCACCGTTGGAGACAACGTCACCGTGGTCGGTGCTCGAGGCAAAGGAACCACGGGAGTTTTGATAGCCGGGTACAGAATGGGCGACGTCATTTACAACTCCACGACATTGTCCGGTTACAGCGGTGCCCCATACCACTCCGGACCAATGACCTTGGGTGTTCACACCCATGGCGGAAAACAAAATGGGGGCGTGGCAGCAACCTACATCAGGGCGCGCCTCGCGATCTATGACGCTCTGGAGTTAGACATTGTCGCTGAAAGTTCAGAAGATTTCATGCGGAAAGTCTTCGATAGTGGAAAACGAGCTCACCGAACAGAGGATTTCGGTGACTTTATGGTTGTCGAATATCATGGCAACCACCACACTGTTTCCAAGCAACTCTATGATAGGATCAAGTCGCAAACATACCACCCTTCCCACCTCAGTCGGAGAACAGGACTGAGTTCATCTGAAGATTCGGAGTATGACTCCGAGTCAGAAATGGACCCACCCCCACAGCTCGAATCCGCCCTTAATGGACCAGTGGCCACCATGGCTGAGCCGGCAGTCCCTGGATACGATGATGGATCTGGCTTACCTGCCAACATCCCATCGAGCAAACCGCCAAGCGCTCCCCCCAAAAAGAAAAAGTCAAAGAAATCGGGGGACTCCCAGCGGGCGACCGAGCGCCCAACAACTTCTCGGAAATCGGAGAAGACATCATCGGGTGGAAGCCAGTCGCGAAAGTCCAATCCCTCCCGCCACAAGGCAGTGAAGAGGGATATCATGACGAAGTTCTCAGAGCTTACGCCAACTCATCGGGCTCGCTTGTTAACGCAGATGGCTCAATCATTGGCCAAGCCCTAGACAACTACGTACCGGCCAGAACCGACACTGAGGCGGCGATGAAATCGTTTGCCGTCCAGAGCAGGACCGCGCACATAGTGCGCGAACGAACCATTAGCCCAACGGACGAAGAACTTGAACATATCCTCTACCATGCGGAACAGGCCTTAGCCCCCGCCAAGTGGAAGCTACCTTCAAATTGGAATTCCAGAACCGCCTTCGAAGCTGCATTAGCAGAGCTCGATTGGCAGTCCAGCCCTGGATACCCCTTGTTGCGGGAAGCGCCCACTATCGGTGATTGGCTCCTAATTAAAGGCACACTGGAACGTGACCCTTCGAAAGTTGAACGACTTTGGGACATGGTTCAGAAAGTCTTAAAAGGGGAGTACATCCACTATTGGCGGGTGTTCATCAAAAGCGAACCACACAAGCGCAGCAAAGCGCTTGAAGGACGCTGGAGACTTATAACGGCCGCTTCCCTGCCCGTAACTGTCGCCTGGATGATGACATTCAAGAAACTGAATGACCGCCTTTCCCACTACGACGCCGCCCTGCCAGTGCAGCAAGGGTATGTCTGGTGCTCAGGAGGCTGGAAAAATTTCAAGCGGCGAATCGAGCAGGATGGCCTAACCATCTCCGTTGATAAGAAGGCCTGGGATTGGGGCGCTCCAGGCTGGGCGTTCGAGGCTGACCTCGAATTGCGAACCAGGCTTTGCCTCAACCCGTCCCCAGAATGGCACAGAGTGGCAACGCTGCTTTATGCAGACGCGTTTCAAACCGCCAAGCTGCTCTTACCTAATGGCATCGTGTATGAGCAACAATTTCATGGTTTCATGAAGTCGGGTTGTTTCAACACCATTTCCACCAACAGCAATTGTCAGATTTTGCTCCATTATTTGGCTGAATACCGATGGGCGAAAGCCGAAGGTGTTTCAATCAAGGAGCATTCGAAGATTTTAGCTTGCGGTGACGACACCTTACAAGCGTTCTACACGCCTCTGTATGGTGAGTTGTTGGAACAGGCAGGCTGCACCGTAAAGGAAGCAGCCCAAAACACAGACTTCATGGGTTACAATTATGATGGCCCTCCTGAACCCATGTATTTTGCTAAGCACTTGGTCAAATTCGCTTTGCAGAAACCCGCATTGAGACCCGAAACTCTCGATTCGTACATGCGGATGTATGCAACTAGCGAATCGCGCCATTTCTGGCGAGCGGTAGCTAATGAACTCGAAATCCATTTAATGAGTGATAGCTACTACGCTCGATGGGCAAACGTTCCAGAACCTTAAAACAACTAAGGTTCAACCAACACGAACCAAGTTTGGTGGGTTTGTGCTGAGTAGTTAAAACGTCAAACATTTCCGTCA